GAGGTGATTACTGATGGCCCACAATGACGATATTGATAAGATCCGACACAAATCAACAATTGAACGAATTGTTCGTTATCGTAGAATTGAGACTGATGGTCTCGTAAGGTACACCCGAGAAACGCCAATGGAATTCATTTGGCCTGAGGGCGACCCGGTACCTCGTGACAGGGAAACACTTGTTGAATTTATCTCGGAATCCGAATACCCAAGTGGGCAGCATGAACTATCCAGAATACCTTGAACCTGTTTTGGCTCGTTTTGCCGATAATTACGCCAAGACAATTGACTGCGGCGAGGGCTGGTGGAAATTGATTTCTGCTTGCGATACGCAGTTGGCAAAGATTGACCCCTATTACACGATCTTTCAGATTAAAGAAAAATCCGGTGGGCTGCGATACTACTATTCACTGTCAAATCCAGACAATGGGCGAGACATGGACAAGGTGATTGCTGAGTTCGAACGAATCTGCTGGATGACTTGTGAAGTTACGGGTCGTCATGGGTACTTGATGAGCAATGGTCATGGTCGTCGGCGCGTCCTGAACGAGGACTACCTCAGGGAGGGATGGACGCGCATTGATAAAAGTAATCAAACAGCGCCTTGACGGCCGGGTATTTGGTAGGTAGATTTATATTATGACACGACAGCGAATGTTCCTTGCTATTTCTTGCGTCGATGCTGCTCGTCAAAGAATTCGCCACGTCTACGATACTTTTGACACCGTCTGTGTCCAGTTTTCGGGCGGAAAGGACTCAAGTGCAGTCCTATATCTCGCGAAAGAAGTGCACGAAGAGCGTGGCCTCGGGCCCGTCAAGGTTATCTTTCGTGATGAGGAAATGGTCAGCCCACTAGTTATTGATTACGTTAACAAGGTTCGTGATTATGACTGGGTTGACATGGAGTGGTACTGTATTCCATATGGCGCAGAAGTGTGGGTTCTCGGACAACGTCAATCTATTATCTTATGGGGCGAAAAACGAATGAAGGAAGGGCGACTTGTTCGCGATATTCCGTCGTGGGCAATAACCGGCTATCATTTTGGACACAATCACGACAAGCCAGTTCCCGAGGGCATCGACTACTACACCATGCAGGGCAAAAAGGGTCGTGTCGCATTCTTGACTGGTGTTCGTGCCGCAGAGTCCATGGTTCGGTACAGGTCGATTGTCCAAAAGCTGCACGAAAATTACATCGTGACTCCCTACAAGGGCAAAAAGGGCATGCCGCTAAAATTTGCCAAGGTGATTTATGACTGGCAAATCAATGATGTATTTAAGTTTTTACACGAAGAACACGGTGCCGACTACTGCGAGTATTATGACCTGGCAGCACTTACTGGTTCAAATACCCGTGTTGGAATTCCGCTTCACTCAATCGCCATACGTCGGATAGGTGACTTGGTCGCCACCGAACCAGACTTCTACGACAGACTGTACGACTGCTTCCCCCAAATTGATGCTCAGCGGCGTTGGTGGCCAGAGTACGATGTTGAGCGAGTAATTGCCAATTATGCCGAACGTGGTTGGGACGGGGTCAGGGAAGCCATTGATCACTTTATGGTCGGACCGACCAAGCGGCGGCGAGCTAAAAGTTTTGCGGCAGAGTTTCGCAAAAAGCACGCCCTCGACCCATTCGCCTACCCCGTCGAATGGCTAATCAGGAATATCGTTCTTAATGAACTGGGCAACCGCTCCGTGACTCCCGTTGGGCCAAAGACAAAAGCGCACTCAATACGGATGGCTGCCCTAGAGCAAGGAATCGAGGATTATGATGGAAATTGAGCTGGTAAAAATTGATGATCTTGTTATACCAGACTGGCAGGCAACCTACATTCTCAGGCCGGATATGGTGACGTTAGCTAGCTCCATCAAGCAGTACGGTATTTTATCACCGCTGCTTGTCAGGAGGGCCGATAATCTGATTATTGACGGAACACAGCGCATCCGTATCATTTCTGGAAATCGGCATATTTCGAAAGAAGTCGGGCCATCTGTGCCTGTAGTGAAAGTTGATTGCGACAAAATAGACGCAATGCTCATTCATGCTCAGGTCAACAGGGGTCGCGGGTCGCTGGTCGCAAAGAACCTTTCAAAAATTATTCGTGAAATTATAAGATCAAGGAAATACTCGCAGAATGATCTTGAGCGTGCCCTGGCGATGAAATCGGTGGAATTTGACCTGATGATGGAGTCAACCATTATTAAGCAGCGAGATATTCAAAATTACAACTACTCACGAGCATGGGTGCCCATCGAGGCGCCAGTCGGAACAGTTGACCCCACTCCAATGTCTATCGAGTCACCCCCTGGGGACGACAGATAATCTAGCGTGCTACAATCGGTGTGTTCAGTAAGCGAATGGAGCAGCCATGCCTCAGCCAGAACTCGATGCCGATGAAGATGAGGAAATTGGAGAACGTCGTGGTCCAGGGCGTATCCGTCGTGCGGCGGCCCGTGGAGCCAATGCACTTAGAAATCTTTTTGGTCGTGGCCCAGCGCGCGCAGCAGGAAGATCAGCTCGTCGTCGCCGTTAAAAACAACAATATCCCACAGGTGGGCGCCACATGACTTTACTGGTATCTGTTTCAGATCTACAAACCTACATGGATATTACGTTTTCCATTAGACAGCGTGATGCCGCAGAATTTGTTTTGGAGGGCCTACAAAGCGAACTTGAATCGTATTTACGTCGCCCAATTTCTGTACAAAACTTTGTTGAGGAGTATGTCTTGCCTTCGGACCACGTGGGAATGCCTACTGCTTCGTTCTTTTACAATAGCTCACTCGATACGACAAACACTGCGTTAACCTACATCAATCCGCCAACAACAATCGCATTTCGTAATTCGCCAATAACTACAGTGAATAGTGTGCTGGCTAAGAGTTACAACGATTCCGGAACATACATGGCTGAAGCCCTCGAACGTGAGGCGACAATTACTAACGTAACTACTAGTGGGACGAACGCAACTTATACCACTTCAGCTGCTCATAAATTCACAAAAGGTCAATACATCACAATCAAGGGAATGGTTCCAAGTTCATACAACTGTGCGGCCCTGAGAATTGATCAGATAAATACCGCAACATCATTTACCGTAGATCTAAATACGACGCCAGGAACCTATGGGTCAACAATTTCTGCCATAGATTCTTCTACGCCATCCGCAGGTTTTGTCAGATACACCACCTCGGCGGCGCATGAACTATCTGTCGGTTCCCTGATTACAATCACTGGCCTGGGTCCCAGCACCTACAACGGCGACTATGAAGTGGCTGCGATTCCGTCGACAACAACATTTACCGTGGCTAGCTCAATCACGGCCGCGCCGACAGATCAGTCAGGCACCGTAAAAACACGAGCAAGTGCGACAGCAACAGGAAATGACTATGTAGTGCGTAGATTCGGTATCGAGTTTTTCCGTGGCTACGCAAATGATACTATCGTCATCGACTACGACGCCGGTCTTGATGGCGCCGAAATAGGGGTGTTTAAGATCCTGATCCTTCGAGCGGCAACCAGGGAAATGCAAAACATGCATGATGATGTTGTGGGTATAAAAGATCTAGAATCCAGAAATGTTGCTCCTCTGGAAACTGGATTTACTGATAGGGAATTCATGTCGGTAAAGAAATACCGTAGGCAGAGGATTACGTAATGGCTCGTGTGGGAAATGTCAATGTGGTTCGTATTCAGTTTGATACCAACTTCAACGAAGAGGCGCTGACCGATCCGCTTGACGATATGTACAGGAGATCCCGTGACCTCAGTCCTGTTTTTGAAAAAATGCGAGATGACCTAGAGGACTTGTGGTCGAATAATTTCCTAACTAATGGCCTCCCTAGCGGTGGCTGGAAGCCACTCGACGCACAGTATGCGGCTTGGAAGTCGGTCAATTTCCCAGGCATGCCGCCAATGATTCGTACCGGCAAGTTATTTAGCAGTCTGACGAATTTACGCGGACGACCGAACGAGATAAAAAAAACTCGCGCATCTTTTGGGACCTCTGTCAAATACGCAAAATTCCATCAATACGGAACAACCAAAATGCCTAAGCGTGAAATTCTTTTTGCTCCAGATGTCATGCGTAAGAGATGGCAGGGATACGTGAAGGAGTATATTCGTGATGGACGTATAGGCATGGAGACGCCATGACCATCAGCTTAATGCACGGCCCTCATTATGCCAAGGAATACGTTACATCGTATTTGCAGTCAGATTTACCTGCACGACTTACGGAGTACAGAAATGGGTGGTCGGTCGACGACATCACTTTACCTAGTCCCGTAAAATTCCTCAGCCACGAGCCGATTGCCCTTGATGATTGGCCAACAGTGATCACTGTTGTCGTGTCAACAAATGGATTCGAAAGAATCGGCTGGGATGGCAAGGACCCTATTTATCGAGTCGGATACACAATGCGAACCTATATTTGGGTGCGAACTGAAGGTAATCAAGATGTTACGACAATGCGCGATAGACTCACAACGGTGGTTCGCTCATCCCTCATGGATCACCCCACGATGGAGGCCGCAGACCCCCGAGGGTCATTTAGGGTGCTGATCGAAGAATCAAGCGTACGTGAGGAGTTTTCTGATTTGACGCTCCTTAAGGGCGACAGGGTTTTGGCGGGCGCGTACATTGGATACGACATGAATATTGACGAAATCATCATGCGGCGCGACATCGCCGATGTTGATGTGATCAATACAACCATTGAGGGTTTCGGAGTGAGCGAAACGCTACCCGATGCCTAGATATGATATTCTGATTGTGTTTCAAGGAGACTAGTATGGATCAAAATACCTTTTTCGGACGCCAAATTAGGTCGGGTCAAGATATGACCAACGCCCTAGAGGCGGGCATGGTCATTGTTCGGAACCTAACAAGTTCTAGACTTCTTGTGGGTCATGAGGGCTGGGCCATAGACCGAAAGGGCCTCACGGCGTTTTCCATCATCACAGAAGAACTTCTTAGTATGCAGGAAAATGGGCTTGTTTTTATTGATTTAAAGGAAGAGAGCCCTATTTCTGGGTTTATTTCTGGCCCTGTTGAGGAGCCTGTCGTGGAAGCCTCGGATGCGGCAGATTCCGGAGAAACCACTAATGGTTCCAAGAAATCTACAAAAAAGGTCAAACAACCAGTGGTCGAGGCACAAGCCGAACCCGAGGTGGTGCCGGAACCAGTTGCCGAAACACCTGAGGTCGAGGTTCGTTCTGATGATGAAACGTCCGCCCCCGATGGTAATAATAATGATAATGTTGATACTGCATCAGATTCATTTTGATTCCTGGTACTGATTAGTTTCTCCCTCAAAAGATAAAACAGGATACAATTACGTTGCGGGAGTCTAAAAGTCCCCTCTAGAAGCTTAGGAAGGTCATATGCCTGGCATAAACATCACAACCTCAGTACGTACCGGCCCCACCAACACGACTGTACGTGAGTCTTCGCAAGCATTTTTCGTCGGCTATGCCCAACGCGGACCAATCGATGAGGCCGTCAAGGTAACTTCAATGGAGGAGTTTGAGCGCACTTTTGGCGGATATGTCTCGACCTACTACCTACATCCGACTGTAGAGGCTTTCTTTGAAGAGGGCGGAAGCCAGTGTTATGTCTCTCGAATCGGATTTTCTGCTGGTGGCACTACTGCGTCCAAGACCCTCGACCGAGTAGCTACAATTAACAACATCACAACGTCCGATGGCAGCGCCACATATACAACCGCTGCCGCACACGGATTTGCAGTTGGCGACAGTGTTGTTACTGCTGGTCTTTCGCCCGCAGGATTCAATGGTACATTCACCATTACTGCAGTTCCCTCTACCACCTCTTTTACCGTGGTGAATGCCACAACAACTCCCACTGACACGGATGGAACCGCCACTGCTGGCTCGGTATTGCTTACAGCAAATGGTTACGGCACATGGGGCAATGATCTAGACGTAACCGTTGCTGCCGGAACGATTACTGGCGCTATCAACGTAAGTATCCACTACGACGATGAGCTACTCATGTCTACTGGCAACGTAACCACCGCTGAACAGCTCGTTGGCAAGATCAACTCCAACCTGATTGCCAAGCACTATGTTATTGCAACACTAGACGGCGATACCGATGCCCTGCCAACTGCTGCTGCTCTCGCCGCATTTACTGGCGGTGCGGCTGGCACTGATGGAACCTCGACTGAGGTGGGAACCGCACTTGATCTCTTCGTTAGTTCCTATGGAACTGGTGCTGTTTCTTGCCCAGAGTTCTCTGGAACGACCGGCGCAGTTGGTGCAGTGCCACAGCTCCTGATCGACCATGCTGTCGAGAACAATAGGGTTGCGATTCTCCATACCGCAGCTGCAACGACAATCGCCAACGCACAGGATGTTGCCGAATATGCAACTGCCAACGCAACAGATGGGCTTGGACTTGAGCGTAGCGCAATGTACTACCCCTGGGTGTATGCTCCAACCACTACTGCGGGCGTCAATAGACTGATCCCACCTGACGGCTATGTCTGTGGGGTTCGTGCTCGCGCCCACAACACGACTGGCCAACATCAGCCAGGGGCAGGAATCTACTCAACGGCACGATTCATTACTGGAATCGAGCGTGAAGTAGGCAAAACTGACGCCGACACCCTTGACACTGCGTCGCTAAACGTGATTCGAATCATCAATAATTCGATTCGCGTCTATGGTGCTCGCGCCCTATCATCAGATACCGACAACTGGCGCTACCTAAACGCCATAGAGGTTGTCAACTACGTCGTTGTGCAGGCCGAGCGTGAGCTGGAGGACCTACTCTTTAGCACCATCGACGGTCGCAATAAGGTATTTGCTGATGTTCAGGCACGACTAACCTCGCTACTTGAGCCACTACGCCTCCAGGGCGCCCTCTACGAGGCATTCGATACCAATGGCAGACGACTTGACCATGGCTACACTATCAAATGTGACGCCGCACTCAACCCACTTACCAACCTCAAGGATGGAATTGTTACCGCTCGCGTTGGTCTACGACCCGCTGGCGTTACCGATACCATCGAGGTAAGCATCGTTAAGTCTAACCTTACCGCATCAGTAGTCTGATAGGAGATATATATGGCAGTTAAGATTTCACAGCGGCAGATTCAGGCCGCGATTTCGCCAGTCGATGTCAATGACCCAAAGCCGCCTACTGACTTCGTTTTCCCTCAGGTCTCGGGTGGTGAAATTACTGCTTCAGTAGAAAAGATTTATGAGGGTGGCAAGCGTTCACCTACGGTGTTGTGCGCCCCCTTTGAAATCGGAGACATCACTCTGACCGCACACTTCGATGACGGCCTGCTGGATGCCAACACAATGGGACTCTTTGTATCTAGCCTCCGCAATCTGGTGGGTAAGGCATACTACAATATCTATATTCAGGTATACAACTGCGATATTAGGGTGGAGGGCACCGACCGTACCTACACGAAGGCACTTCTAGTCGGACTAACCGAGCCAGAAGGTGACTCTTCGTCGGGCGCACCCGCCACCTTCTCGATGACGTTTGCTGTCCAGTCCGTCAGCCCCCCGGTGCGCAACACCAACACTACTACCTGATTAAAAAATACAACAGAGTTGCGGCAAGCATGATCTATTTATGCTAGGTTGCTTCGTATGACAGACAAACTTTACGAAGATTCAGCACCGGCCGCCAAGCGCTCATCTACGGGCAAAGACGCCGACAGTGAACCCACTGTTTTGGATAAGTTGCGTGAGCGCATCACCAAAAAGGTGGAGCGCCCAGTTAAGTTCATGGATGTTCCCGAGCGTCCTGGCGTCACGCTGAAGATCAGCCCCAATATCTCCCAGCACAAGCTCCGGTCTTGGCGAAAGAATTCTGGCGAAGATTCCAAGAATGGCATGGATGCGACCAAGTTTGCTTGCTACGTAGTTGGCAACACGACCGTTGGTATCATTGTCGATGGCGTCGAGGTGTTTGATGAAAATGGCTATGTACTCAACTTTGCATCATCAGCTATCCTCGACATGACCGGTGCCAGTCGTCCAGTGCCAGATGCCGTTATTGCATTTTTCGGACTGGAGCCACACGTGGAGGCTGCAGCATTGTCAATTCTTGACGCTGCTGGCTATGGCGACACCATCGATACGTCGGACCCTACGACGGAGTCGTAGACGAACTCGCCGACGACTCCTTCATCATATCAGCCGCCAGACTTGGAGAGGTGTGGCACTGCAATCCCCTCGATTTACTGGACGAAGACGAGGATACATGGCTTATTTTGATGGCCTGTGCTAAAGTAGTACAGCGTGACAGGGAGCAGCAGGAGCGCCTTGCCAGGCAGAAACGCTAGGTAGAAATACCTAAAACTGGACGGCAATATGGCTGACGAAAATACAAAACTTAGTATTGACGTCGATGTCGACGGAGCCCAGAAACTCCAGCGGCTTAAGCAACAGTTGAAGTCCGTTGGCCGTGAAGCTAGGAAGCTTAGCGCCAGTAGTGCGATCATAGCCACGGCGTACTTCAAGGACCAGAAGAAGCTCATGAACAGCTCTACTGGTGTATGGAAACGACATTTCGACCAAGTCGATCAGATGATCAAAATGTTTGGCAAAGGCCTGATGAAGTTTGTTTCATTTTCGGCCAAGTTTGCATCTATACAGGTTGGGGCCCTGGGTGCTGCCCTAATGGCGGTACATGCCGCATTTGCTGTTGGCCAGTTTACTGCCAAGGCATATCACGCCACCATGAAGTTAGTGGCGGGTGGTTTGGCAAGCATAACCATTGCTGCAACTATTGCGGCAGCAGCAATTCGTGAGCATCAAGCAGCCATGTATGCCTACAGGGGCACGAACATGAGTGAATTTGGTAGGGGCATCAATCAAATCAACACTCAAATGCGAATGATGCAGAACGACGCCCAGTTGGCTACGGTTGGTGCGGAAGGCCTTAATGCGGCTCTTGCCGAGATATACAAGACCGGTACGTATGGCGGTGGACAACAGCGCATGCTTAAAGCGCTCATGGATTTCGGTGCAGCTGGTCAGGATATCAAGACAGGCGCTGCTGCAGCAGGAAAGCTTATTGCGGCGCTCAATGACCCGAAAGCCACCTTTAGTTCCATCAAAGAAGCTGCCAAGGCTATGGGTCCAGCCATGGAGCAAGCTCTCAAAAAGCTCAATATCACCACAAAAGAAGGCCTACAGGCAGCAATACTTGATGGCACTCTTGCTGCTGCTGGCGGTGTTGAAGGACAGTTCGCAACGGTTTCTAGCACCCTTATCAGCCAGTTCAAGGGATCATTTACCCAAATCAAATCTTTTGCTGCCGATTTTGGTCAAGCATTCCTTAAGCCCACCAAAGAAACATTTGAGGAAATAGTTCACATTTTTAGACGTGGATTCGTGCGCGTCGTCCCAGATCTAGTTGCGTTCGGCAATGGCTCTTTCTTTGAGGGCCTCATCTCTGGAATGGAGAGACTAGAAAACCTGTTCGTTAAAATCATGCGCGAATATCTACCGGCCACCAAGGGCATGTTCGACAGACTTGGGGACTGGTGGGACAGATTCATGCTTGGCTGGAACAGGATGGTTGAATCACTTAGGCCAATGATTGATGGCTCAAGGGTTTTGATGGACATGTTCAAGGCCCTCGGAAGAGAGCTCAAAGGTCAAAACGACATATTTAGTCACACAAACAAACTGCTTGTCGACAACAGCGACGAAGTTGTTGCATTCGGCTCAAAGATCGGCAAGCTGTTGAATGTTCTCGCAGAATATGGGCGCACTCTCCGTGAAATGTTTTTTGATGTTTTGCCATTCTTAAACAAAATGATTGATGGAATTGCCTTAATGCTCGATGCCGTCTTTAGCCTGCTCGGTGGATTTAGAAGCCTATTCGGTGGTGGTGGCTTTGGCTCACTATTCATGATTATGTCCCTGCTCTCTGGCGGCAAGTCAATGTCGAAAAATGTTGGCGGCTTCATCAAGCAGCGTGAGCTTATCCCCAATCAAATGAGCACACAAAATATGCAGGTGACAGCGGGAAGCGTTACGCTCTCTGGGGCGACGGCTGCGGGCCAGACAAACCCCAATGCTGGTCGCGGGATGTCGGGCCAGCCAGCTGGCTACACCCCACCTGCGTCTAGGCCTAATGGTGGTTACGCATATGGGGGAGCGGGTGGCGTCATCATGCCACCGGGAACTCCAGGTACAGGCATGTACGGAATCGGACCAGCTGGTTCCAAGAGCAGCACGGCTGGTGGTATGTCGCAAAGTCCATTAGCAGCGCAGGCACAGGAAAGAAACAATATCCGGCGTGATTTGATGGCGGCCGACCCAAGCCTTACCAGAGCTCAAGCAACCAGCCTGGCGAATAATATGGTCGGCTACACCCCAGGGGGTTCGCGGTCATCAACCAACCCAGCACATCCTGCAGCACAAAGAAGGATGCGAGGATTCAGGGGTCTCATGGAGGGGAAAATGCGATATGAGGGGGATACTGCTTCGTTTTTGAGAACATTTGACCAAGCCAAAAACGATCCATTATTCCAGCCAAAAACCATGCGTGAAGCACAAATGAAATACCAGGAGGTTCAGTTTGACCCCCAGGGCAACCTATTAATGGACCCCAAAACTGGTCTTCCGATGACGAAATACGAACCGGGTGGGAAGCGTAAATTCATGCGCCAAACTAATCCGGCCGGATTAATACAGGACGTCAATCCGGGAAGAATGAAAACTCTTGCTGGCAACTTATTTAGAAAGCCACGAGAGAGTATCGCTTATAAGAAAAACTTTGGTGATTACGAAACGGGACAAAAAGGACGTTTTACTGGCGGAAGCATGGCCATGAACATGGGGTCGTCCATGGCTTTGGGAATGCTTTCCAACGTCGCACCCAAAGAGATGCAAGGGGCATTGGCCTTGGGCTCGGCACTTTCTGCAATTAATCCAATGTTGGGCCTTGGCGTGGCCGGTATTGGTGGAGGCATAGCTTCAGGAAACGCACTCGCAGGGGCTGGAATGGGTGCTGCTGGCGGCGCTGCCTTGGGAGCACAATTTGGCCCATATGGTGCAGTAATTGGCGCCCTTGGCGGTGCCCTAATAGGTGGCATCGGAGCTTGGTGGAATAAAAACAAGCGTCGCAAGCAGGAAGCCAAAAAAGCCGCCGAGAGAATCGTTGCCGACACAACTGCCGCGTTTTATGACGGCATAAATAGTCGCGTTTTGGAGCAGGGTGTATCCGCGCTAACTACATCAAACATAGGCAAGACGCTAGAAACTGCCGCCGCACCATTGGCGGATTTCAATAAGGAGCTTGATTCGCTCAAGGGAATATACGACACCCAGGGAAAGGATGCGGCAAAAGAGTATCTGCAAGTTCTTTTTGATGATAAAAGCAGCGAGATGTCCAAGTACATCAAAAACCAGGAAGAATTAGATAAGCTTCTTG